TATTTTTGCTAAAGTATTCTTTTATATACAATGGCATTAGAGAGTCATTTAGCTGCAAAAATTGCGCTTCTTTATAGCTTCCATCTCTCAACATAAATTTATGATCAGGCGTACAAATTACTTTGCTACCATCGTCTATTTCGACTTCAACGACTTGTGCGTTCTTTTTAGTAATGCCTGCCCAAGATATTTTGCCAGAAACAATGTTTAAGGTTTTAGGATCTACTGAATATGACCACAAGTTAAAATTTTCTTTATTGTTATTGTATTCATTAATAATTTCCTGAAGCGTTAATGCTCTTCCATCCAGCAAAGGAATTTTAGTTTCTAAATCAATACAAAGTGTTGCTTTTCCAGCTAGGGCTTCTTCGAAGCCGAGATAGGCTCTCGGAACGCCTAAGGCTGATATTAATTTCTTTTGAAGATATTCAACGTCGTCAATGTCGCCTGTAAATTGTCCTCCTGGCAGGCTTTCAATTCTTGATGATAGTTCTCCTCTCTTTGGCACATAATAATCAGTTGCCATATCCATTGGTTTAAATCTCATATCAACATGACCATCTTGGTCAGATACAGCATTCATTGCCAATTCTTGCTTTTGTTTTTCCATCACAACGGGTACTTCGTGGGGCTCAGCATTACCAACTTCTATATAAAAAACACGACGTTCAGGTGATCTTACGATTCTATAAACCATCATTGCGTCTTCCATCAGAAGAAGCTGGCGCCATATTCTTCTTGCACCTTCTAATGTTGATGTTCCGTAAGGTAAGAAACTATCATTTCCTAAAAGTCTAAAATGAATGACTTGCCAATTTGGTAACTCAATATTCGCTTTTGTTATCCATCTAAACTTGACAGCCAAAGGACTATTTGGATCATAACCTTCTTCGCGTATTACTTCATTGATAGGTATTGTGATCAAATTCATTATACCAATTTCATCATTTAAATCAACGAGTAAGAAGAAATCTCCAAACTTGCATAGGTTGCGACACCAATGCCATAAATAAAAATTAATATTTAATGTATCATAGAAGAGTGATTCTAAATGTAACACCACTTCTTCATTTTCGGAATTGATATCTAAGATGAGACCTTGTTCATCTTGAAGGGTCGACTCATCTGCAAATATATTTAGTGCTGTAAATACTTCTGGTGTTCCGTCCATCTCAGCGTAGTCGGTATATCTAGCAAATCTATCATAATTTGAATACGCTGCTAATTGTGTTGTATATTGTGCGTTAACGGTTTTAAATATTTCGGAAGCCGTACCTCGTAATTTAAAAGTAAAGTCTACATTCAGAGCTTTTGATTTAATGATAGGAGTACTTTGTAATAGTTTTGTTAGTCTTCTGTATAAACTTTTTTTCTTTTGCTCTCGCTCTTTATCTATTTCAGTCATTATTAGTCCATAAATTCTTTAAGATTTATATTAATTCTTTTTCGACCGTAGCCATTTGGCAAATTAACTTGAAATAAATTGGGATCTTGCCGTCCTTTCATATTAGATGATTCTTCATATAGCTCATCAAATGTATTACTTTCTACGCTTGTGCTTTTTAAGAAGGCCTGGACATATTCATGATCACGCTGCGAAGTCATTGAAACTCTATCTACAACCCACAATGCCATAGCCATTGCCAATACTAAGTCATCATTGTAACCTCTTTCAGCTTGCGGTTTTTGATTAATCCATTTAAAAGTACGAAATTCTTCCAATAGGCGAGGACTATAAAACTTAACCAAATCATTTCGTATTGCCTGCTCCAGCTTATTCATTATTAGAGGGCGTGATTTGAGAGTTGTTGAAAAACCTTGAACGACTCTGTCCTGATAAAGAACTGTATCTCTGTAGGGAATACAATTTGTTGTTCCTCTTACCGTATAATATATATTTGTATATTTTTGATTGTTCATTTCATTCATTACAGCGACGCCTAAGCCACCAGTATTTTCTACAACAACACCACAATTATTATACATTCTTGCTACTTGCACAATCAATTTACCAAAATCATCTGTTGGCATTTGTCCTTTATATTCCGCAACTTGTTCCCATATTGAAGCATCTAAAACCTGGAGCGTAGAGTAATCTGTACTATCTCCTCTCGCAGGGTCTGCTGCTAACACGTAAGCTTTGTGCGGTTCATTTTTTTTAAATATCCAAAAGTTTTTATCAAGGAAATGATTCTTTATAATTAATGGGGAATCAGCAGGAAGGATAGTTTTCTTTATTTCTTCTAACTTATCGCCATCAATTAAAGTATCACCACTACCTACAAAGTTACATTCAAATTCTTGGGCTATTTGTTGTTTGGTCATTGATCTTGTTTCTTGACTAAACCACTTTTGATCATGTTCTGGATGAACAGACCAATGCAACTTCATTGGTTGATAATTATTTAAACCATTTTCAGCGTCTGAATAAAGCTTATAGAAATAGTTTATACCTTTAGGAGTGCTTAATAAAATACAATTTCCACCAGTAGAAATAATTGGTTGAGCTGACGTTAACATTTCTTCTAACCAAGGAATGGCAGCGGCTTCATCAACAACCAATAAAGAAGCAGCTTTACTTCTCGCAACATCTTTTGTTCTTCCTAAAGATTGAATGCGGCTTCTATTAGAAAATTCTAAACTATGAACATTATCTTTAGTTAGTGAGGCTATTTTTAGCCATCCCGGAAGTCGTGTAAATAATATTCTTGCTCTTCTAATTATTTCTTTCGCTGCATCCTGATCTTTCGAAACAACAATTACAGTCTTATCCCTAGCAAATAAACAAAGCCATACAATGTAACCAGCAGTAACCTCGGTAATTCCTAGCTGTCTGGCTTTTAATATTATGTTAAATCTAAATGATAGGAGATTCTTAATGTAATCTTTTTGATGGGGATAGAGATCGAATTTGATCAATCCTCTTATGGGATGTTGAATGTGACCATATCCGCACAAGAAATATATAGGATTTCTTGCACATTTATATATTTCATCTTTATACTGGGTCATTATTTACGACTGATTTCTTCTCTTATTACTTTTTTAAGATGGTTTTTGAAAGCTTCTTTTAAGTTATCTTTTCCGAAATCAATCTCATAAACTATGCTATAAGTTGTGTAGAATTGGTTCTCTAAATTGCGTTTATCGTATTTGAAGTCATCACTTACTTTCTTAGTTTTAACTTTTTCCTTTAATAGACTGTCCACCCTTTTTTGAAATTCTTTAAAGTATTCCTTAAACTTGCTTACGTATTCTTTTTTTATCTTTGCTTCATTTCTATCTGCGTCTTTTTCTGTACCGTGTAAAGTAAATGAAGCATTGCTTCCAGCAAAACTGATCGTAACTGGATAGTTAGGTTTCAATTCGTCTGCAACTTTTTGAAAGGTATTTATAATGTCAATTTTTGTCATAGCAAAACTCCTTGGACTAAAATTTATATATAAGTAGAGAATTTCATTTAATTAAATGAAATTAATTGTAATTAGAAGTAATCGACTTATATTATAATATGATATGGCTTTAGTTGTTAGATGAGAAAAAAGTGAAGGTTAAGCGTGCACGCTTAACCTTCACTTTTGGTGAAAGGAGAAAACTAGTTAGAGGATTTTTTTGCTTTTTCTTCTTCTTCTTCTTCAAGCTTGAAGATTCTTGCAAACCTTTCAAGGAACTTCTTCGTCTTCGGGTTCTTTTCATCTGCGGTTGCGCCACAGAAGATTGATGCGAAATTCTTTGTCCGAACCACACTCGAATAAAGACCGTAACACACTTCAATCGGAACATCAAGCATGTAATCCATCAAGTTTGCCATTTCGTTGTCTGAGATCGAACCTTTCTTTCCATCGACAACTTCGCATACTCTTTCGTTTACTGCACTGAGAAAGGCGATGTCGTTCATTTTGCCTCTGAGCTTCTTCTTTACATTTTCCCAGTTTTTAAGGACATCTTCACCCTTGATCATTTTGAAACTTTCTTTTACGAATTTTTCAAATGTTACTGCAATTGTGCGTCCGACGCATCCTGCCGTGAAAATGTAAAGATCCTGACCATCGGTTAAATCATTTCCTGTGGCCTCTGCATTTCTCATGATCAGCGAAAGTCTTTCCCATGAACGCCTTGAAGGATAAATTTCATCAGAATCAAAATCGAGAGGGCAGTCAAGAACTTTTTTGTTTTCTGCGATATAATCTATAATCGCTTCATGAATATTTGATTTTCCTGTTTTTTTGTTTTCAAGCTTTCCCCATGACAACCATTCATCTTCTGTCGGTTTGAATTCGCATACATAAAACCTGTCGAGGAATGCAGGATCAAGTTCGTCGACATCATAGTTTTCGCCTGAATTCATTGCGATACAAACACGAACACCCTTGGGCAGTTTGTATCCGTTAAATTCTCTGTCATAAACTAACTGAAAAACACCCTGGCGAACATCCCTGTGAGCCCTGTTCAATTCGTCAAGAAACAGAATATCTTTGCAATCAGGTTCTTTATCGGCGCGAGGATACCATTCAGGAGGAAGATGCCTGGTCACATCATTCGTTCTGTCTTTTTCCTGAAGA